GATCCAAACTTTGCAAAATTCGAAGCCGTAGCAAAGTTTATATGAGGAATAAACCTATCTTCTTTAGTATTAAGTACTTCGAGGTATTCTACAGATTCTGCATCTGCTGTAATTGAATTTGGAGTACTACCACTAAAGATAGATTTTTGGCCGGGGAATTCAGCACTAGTGAGTGTCGAATCATACGCAGTGGTGTCTCCACTCCCGGCTGCTCCGGGGTTTGGCTTGTATCCACCTATCGTTTTACTAAATTTAGCCATCTAAATCTTCCTCGACTCTAAATTTAAACTCGTCTCTTACATTTGCATAGTTATTGTTATTAAAATAAACAAATTCTAGCTTATAGCCATATCCAGGCTCAAGAAGTGACATATCTAAATCGAAATAAGAGCCAGAGGCGTCATAAGATAATCTTGTATATGAACCAGCAGAACCATTACTCTGCGGAGTGGAGCTTCCAGTACCAAAGGATATTGCCAGTGTACCATCAATTATTCTCGTAACTCTATAATAAATATCTTCCAAAATAAAATTCTGTGGATCTGCATTAGCTACAGTGTAGATTGATGGATTCCAATCCTTTCGTCTTGCAAAAAGTTCAAAGCGTGCTTTTTCATTGTTCAAATATGAATCTTTAAGATTAGTTATATTAAAGACATATTCAGGCTGTGTGGAAACACTAGATAACCCATAAGTTGATGGAGCGAAAGAACCCGTGTAAATGACTGTTCCTGGTACTCCGGACTCATTTAGGTACCAGACATCAAATATTCGTGTAAGTGCCGGAGAAGACGCCGTAATGGCGAATGACGCCGAATATATACCCATAGTATCAGGCAATGATTGTTTATTAGCTAATACAAAACCACCACTAATTACAGTTGGGGTATCCTCAGAAACATTTGAAACACTCGTAACAACGTTTAATGCAGAACCAGACGGTTTCGTATTATCAGTAGAGCCGGAAAATAATTGAACAAAAACAGGCGGTACCATAGCACCTTGTCTATATCCCCATGGATCACCAAAAGTTTTAAGTTGCCCATTGACATAATTATACACGAAGAATTTATTAAGATTATCCGTCGCTGGAAGAAGGCTACTACTATAAAAAGTCTTTGCCCGGTCATCTTTAAGAGAAGAATCCCACCTTGCTTCGACTACAGGACGTTTAAAGAAAAATTGTGTTTTACGTGCAAAGAATTTCTTAGTATAGTAAGATCTTTTAGCTCCATCTGGATTTTGAATCGAAGAACTTAAATCAACACCAAGAGAACTGGAAAAAAACGCTTCTTGACTTGATGTTAAATGGATCCCAAGTCCATAATTTGAAAAGCCGCCGCCGCTTGAGCCAGTAATCCATTTTTCAACAATATCGGTGATATCTAATTCAATATCTTGATTAGCTTTCGTTAAGGTCTGAGTCTTTTCATATGCATTTAAATAATCACCGCCAATATTTGTCCAACTAGTAGTCCCCGCACTTTTTATCCAATTTGCGCCCACGCCATCCTTAGTTAAATCCGTGTAATCATCTATATCCATCCCATAGCCTTCTTCCCAAGTGCGGCTTAGCGGAGTAACAACATATTTGGGATCTTCAGGAGTTGTTTGACCATGTTTGGCATTAAAAAGACGTAAATAAAATTTTACACTGCCGGATTCCGGAAGCACGGTGGTTCTATCAGTTCTCATTTGGGTACTATCAAATTGAACCAAAATCCTAGATAATTCTTGTGTCTTAGAAAAACCGATAGTGGAACCAGAAGAAATCATCTGCCCATATATGGAAAAAACCTCCATCACATCAGAAGCTCCCATGTTGGCTCCAGTCGCCCTAGTCCGGAGATTTGGATCAAAAGCATTTGTTATGGTGGTATCTTTAGTTGCTATATATTTTTTTATTGCCATTATAAAACAACGCCCTTGAAATCTGAATTTGGAAATTTAAATTCATACACTGCGTCAATGGGTAATTTTAGATACCTTTTATCTGCCGAAATATTGCTCGCGATATCATATGCAGAACTAGAATAATTTGTTCCCAATTTACGCACTATCTTAACATCGGTAGTATCTGCTACACCAACCACTGCATTAAGCTTTTTATATATTGTGGTTATGACTAAGTGTTCACCCATACTTGCTTTGGTGGAGAATAAATCTTGTAATGCAGAATAACATCGCTGTAAGACAGTATAATTATTAACGTTATTTTCACTTAAAACTTCAAACTCTACCCCAAAATTAATAATTCGTCCATTTAATATATCAATAGAATCATTTATCATTCTATATTTATTTAACCAGAATTTTAAATTTTGTTTAATAGTCTGATTAGATGTAGTGAAATCGCCATTCTTATCTTTAGATAAAATAAATAAATTTAAATTTCTCTTAAAAGAATCATTATCTCTCACTATTGAGCATCGTGATATACTGCCAAATCTTTCCGGCATTGAATAAATCAACGTCTTGTAATCTTGCTTAGTAACAGCTCTATTTTGATTATGAAATGCACCGTAAGCTCGTTGTTTAACTTCTTCCGAAGTTATATTAACATTATCTCCTACCAAAGAATCTTCATTCAAACATTCCAAACTACTTTCAGTACTAGAAATTAGCGATGTATTTAGATTAAAACGATTTTGAAACTCTATTCTTGGATCGATAATTTGGGTTATAGTCCCAACAGGTGCATTCAACGTCTGGGCCGTGCTCTTTCGATAAATAACTGTCAGGGTTGTGTTAGCAGGAGAAACTCCCAATTTATCACTACTAATAAGATTAGAGGGATCAAAAGTTAAATCAGTGGTAAAATCTCTACCATGTAAATTTAAAATAGTTTTACTTGGTTCAGCTATTGGATCTGTTTTTATTTCTGATTCGCTGCCATGACCAAATTGTAAAAATAGTTGATTAGGGGTTCTATCGACCACAAATCGACGAGGTACCGCAGCGGGTTTAAATATTGAGGGTGCTAAATCCGAAGATGTCGTATTTGGATTTCTTATCTCTTTATAGATAACATCTTGTGACAAATAATCTACTTCAAAATATTGGTTACCATTCGAATCATGGACAGAAATAATTTCTGATATTATACGCCCACCCGGTACTTCCACCCTCAAAAACTTCTCGTAAATTCCAATTGTTGTTTCATACGCATCTAATTCACCAGAAATAACTCTACCAGTTTGTTTGATAGCATAAGTTAATGGAATTCCTGTACTATTATCAACTGTACCGACAACAATATTTGTACTAGATGCAAAATTGACATCTTGTGCCAAGGTAAAAACTGAACCCCCCGGTGCACCTACTATCGATCCTCTTTTTAAAACTGGGCAATATCTAGTATCGGGACCGCTGCCCACAGAATTAGCTGGTACCAATATAAAAAAGGATACTTCTCCATGAGATGTAGGAACACCATTGTAATTATATCCCATCTGCTTGGCAATCTTGACGATATTATCAAATTCTAAAGCCGTTCGAAGAAAAGATTCATTTGCTTGGTAATCAAGATAAAAAGATAACATATCTCCTACATAAGCAACAAGATCGAGCATCATTGAGCCAAATGAAGCTTCATTAAAATCTTTATACGAATCTGCGTAATATCTTTTGACATAGCTTGTTAATTCGTTTCTAATCGACGTAAAGTCTCTTGCAGTATAGTCGATTGCTAGTTCTTCGGTTTTTTTGACTGCCATGTTAATACCTCAACAATATTAATTAGTTATTTTCAGCGAAATCCAATCTCAATGTATCACTCTTTCCAAGATTGGGAATTCGATAAACAATTGCAATACCTAATAAGTTTTCATAGTCATTTGAATCAAAACGTATATCATTTATCACAATAAATGGTATATACTTCCCCACTTGGCTTAAAATTCGGGATTCAATTCTTCCTTCTGTTTGGGATACCATCTGCTCAAACAGAAAATTTCTTATACCAACACCAAAATCAATATCCATTATTCTTTCGCCAGGACTTGTCATTATAAGATGAAATAGATTTTGTTTTATTTCGTCGACTAATGTTTTTATTAAAACGAAATGTCCATCAACATTATCAACTGATAGTGGTAATTTAGCACCAATCCCATACATTTCTAATCTCCTAAATAGTAATTACTTATTCTAAATAAATTTTAACCTTTAAATTTAACCATTACGCTTTTAT